GTCATAGGTTAGGAAAGCTCACGCCAAACACCAATGGCACTAATATCTGAGGCTACAGCACCACCAGAAATTAACACTGCATATTGCCATCCAGCAGGAACTGTCACTTGATGGCTTAAGTAGCGGTTACCTGTGGCATTATCATATGTGCATTGAAAACCAAAAGTCGGAGACGTAGAATTTTCACGCATGTTCACGATAATGTACTTGGCGTTGTCTGAAAGTGCGTTAGTTCTCAGAAACACTTCCATGTCATTCCCTGAACCGTTCACCCACCATGTGTTGTAGAATCGTGAGGCTTTAACATCTACCCACTTACGTGCCTTTTGTGGTAGGAATGTTGGAAGGTTTGCAACTGGTACACGCTTGTTCGCATCAAGAGGAGCTAGACCACTTACAGCATTCTTTTGGGTAACAGGAATGAATGTACTATCAGCATACGTCTTAGCAGCAGTTTGTGCAGCAGTAGCTTTAGTTTGTGCACCAGTGGGTGTTTCTTTAGCTGACCATTCTGTTTTCTGTGCGGCGGTTACAAACTCTTTCCCAAGAATCTCACTAATCTGACCTGTGTTATAATCACCCTGTTGTGGACCAATCGCCCCAGTACGACCATTGAAAGAAGCTACACCTTGAGACTGTGCATCACCAAGCTTAGACCAGTTAGAGTCAATAGCGGGGTTGTCATTGGCATTCAAAGCCCATGCTTCAGCAGTATCACTTTCATATGCAATCGTCAAGTCAGGATGACGGGACAACTGAAGACGTGCTGCACGATTAGCCACGTTCACCTTACGTCCAGCAGCTAGATCAGGAAGATTAGCATATGGAATTTTACCATTAACAAGTGGTGCTTTGTTAAGTAGTTCACTCTCTACACTAATCAATCGTGTGTCCAGTACAACGTTGTTATCTGCAACACTATCTGCTTTTTGGTTCACAGTAGTAACTAGTTGCTCAAGCGATACAACACGTCTGTTCAAACCAGTTGTTGCGTTACTAACAACATCCTCGATACTATTTACTTTAGTATTGATGTCAGAAACTTTCTTAACTAAACCATCCGATTGACTATTGATAGTATCGTCAAGTGATGTGAGTTTAGAGTAAACATCACCCATATCTACATCTGTACTGTAAGCAATCTGAGTACGAATGGTTGACTCAATATCCTCAATGAATAACATACCGTCATCGATTACCAACTTGTGTGTTGCGCTCGTGGTCTTATCTGTCATTGGAATCAAGTCAAAGTTGTAGTCACCAAACTCTGAATCTAGTGCGCCTGTACGACCCTTGAAGCTCAATACAGTCGTCTCAATCGACGGTCCAGTAAACCAGTTGGAGCTTACAGAAGGTGAGTCACCAGCGTTAAGGTAATACAGACGCTTTGTGTCCAACTGGATGATTCGGTATGGGCGCAATGGTTCAGCAGTCAATGCCAGTCGCTCAGCCTGAGTATTCAGAACCTTAGTAACCTCACTGACAGCGTTGGCAGACAGACGACCTTGACCGTCAACCACAAGCCCTGTACCGACCTTGAAGCCACCCAGTGTGCTTGGACCACCAGCAACGATACTCACGGTGTCACCTGTTACAGAAACACCCTCACCAGCCTTCAGGTCAGCCACGTCGTGATTCATATACGCACTAAGCTCAGCGTATGTAGTGCCAACTGGTTGACCATCTAAAGACACAAACCGTTCATATGGTTCACTTACAAACTCAATAGCATTATCAATCTTACGTGAGATACGAACACGACCGTCAGGAAGATTAATCAGGTTGTGTGTTTTGCTTTTGAAGGTGAAAAAGAAAGAACCACCGTAGCTGATGTCAACACCATGTTCTACTTGGATACATTTAAACATTGTCATAATTATCTCCGATTCACTGAAATGTAAGAACCAAGATATTCAACACGACCTTCACCTGACAACAGGATTTGAGGAAGAATACCATTTAAACGAACGTCATCATTTCGAATATAGATTCGTGTTTCTACAACAAAGATGTCCGTTGGAACAGCACCACCAACCAAAGTAGTTTTAGAACCAAGTGGTAGTCTGTATGCTTGTGCTTCCGACCCATTCAAATGACTTAACTGATACGACAAGTTATTCATAAGAGGGATGACATTCAAGGTGTGTCGAATATACATTTCATCACCGACATCTAGTTGGTCAACAAGTATTCTACCTGTTTCAATATCCAACATACGATCAATGCCCGGTGGAAGGAACTCCGAAGTGCTATAAATACCTGCACCGTTGTTCAACAACGTTGTCCACTCACCCGGCTCAGGGCTTTGTGATGGAATCGTATTCGCATAGCTGACGAAGCCAAACCCATTTGCTGTATTAGGTGTACTATCAAACAAGTTGTCGAAGTAACCAGCTTGTACAGTACCCAAAACACCCACACGGCGAAGAGCCGTAATCAAGCTGTCTTTTGTCACGTCCATTTGCTTATCCCTTTATTAGTATACATGTATATGAAGTTCAAGTATACTACCATTCATCCGAAAGGTAAATACCCAGACAAAGAAAAGCCCCACCGAAGTGAGGCTCTTTATTACAAACTACATGTTAACTTCCAAAGTAAGTCACCGATCATCTCACCATGTTCATCATCAATCTCATCGTACAACGTCTGCGGTAGGATGGTCCATCTGTCATCAACCAACGCACGAGCATAAATCACTTGCCATTCAACGTCGGTGAACCCCTGAACCTTGTCATCGCTTTCAACCTTGAGAGTGGTTTGTCGTTCCACTCCCAAGACGACTGTGAAAGGTTCAGCAATGAAGCTTGCCGTAATATCATTCAGCTCGACTTCATACGCTTCGTTCATGTACTACTCCTAGTTTGCTCTTCGAATGGTTTTAAACGCCTCTGTGAGCGTTTCTTTGGTGCGTTCTTTACCATCCATGCGTAGTACTCTGTACTTCCCTCTACCGAGCTTCAGGATCATTCCTAGCAGTATTTCCCCGTCTGCTGTATAGACGTGGCGGATGTCACTCCCCACAACAGCACTGACTCGACTCACCACCTTGTGTTTACTCATGTTTTTCACCACGTATATGGATGTAAGAAATTACGCTTGCGCTTGGCTTCTTGCCTTCCCCCGTCCGTGTGATTGAAAGAATAGACTTGACATTCAACGTTGTCCACTACCATTCGTCAGATACGAAAAAGCCCCGCCGAAGCGGGGCCATTCAATTACGCTGCACAGGCAACGCATTCATCCTTGACAACAACACCAGAACGTGAATAGATATAGTACTGACTGATAACGTTGTCATCAAGCAAAAGCTTGGTCAACAGCGTTGCAATCAAATCCTCACTACCATCCTCGGGTACGTAGAAGTTCAGGCTTTGACCTTGACATGTCCACGGTTGTCGAGCACTAGCATGTCGGAGTAGAATCAGTTGATCCATCTCGTAAGCATTCAGGTAAACCAATTTCTCTTCATCATTCAACCAATCAACATGTTGAACAGAACCAAGGTTGTTGATGATGTCCATCACAGTTTCTTCTGTGTACACACCTTTGTCTTTCATAAGCTGATAGAACATTGGTGGAATACGACGAAGCTCACCAACACTTGAACCAGCATCAAAAATCATACCCGGATCAGGGAACCACGATTCACTCACACCACCCATCAGCAAACTGGATGTCTTTGTAGGAGCATATGCAGTTCGGTGTGTATTACGAACACCATAACCTTCACACCACAATGGACTACCGTATTCTTCAGCTAACCACTGACTAGCACGAAGTGATTCGTCATGCAAATGTTTAGCAATTCGGGTACTCAGGAACTGAGCTTCCAAACCCACATATGGAATGTTCTTCGATTGCAAGTATGTATGGAAACCCATAATGCCCAACCCAATAGCACGACCACGAATGGTGAACTCACGTACCTTTTCCAGACCAACAATACCAGCAGACTTCTCAATGAACTCAGAACACAGACAGTCGAGGAAAACTGTACCGATGAATACAGATTCACGCTCAGGCATGGTATCCCAGTGAATCAAGTTCTCTGAAGCAAGAATACATGAGTAAGTCAACATCTCAGAACTGTGAAGCATAATCTCTGTACACAGGTTGGACGCCTCAATGAACAGCTTCCAGTCTACATACATCTGAGGACGGTGACGGTTAGCACAGTCAACCTTAAAGATGTAACCTTTACCAGTAATCAGCTTTGTGTAAACCGCTTTGATCCAGCGACGGTTAGCTTCAGGGTCATTGTTCTTCAGACGCTCAATGAAGGTATCTTTAATGATCCAACCATAGTTCTTACCGTTGTGGTCATGGGCCAGAGAATCACACGCCTCATCCCAATCACCGTGCTCAATGTCCAGATATGCACCAATCGAACCACGACGTGCACCACCTTGACTCACCTTAGATACAGCAGTGAAGTAGTCATCAATTACCGTTACTGCACCATTAGCCTTACCACCAGTAGAGATAGCACTACCACGAGGACGGATGTGGCTAAAGTTTGCACTTGTACCAAACCCTTGCTTAGATAGTAATGCTGTTTCTTTCATGCCGTCGTAGAACTCTTCTACGCTGTCACCAACCACTTGACCGGAACAGGCAACCATCATACCACGGTCTGTGCCAGTGTTAGCCAGTGCTGGCGATGAAGGTGACAGAACACCATCCCAAAGCTCACGGAAGAACTTCTCTTCCCATTCAGCTTCACGACCTTTCATATGCTTAGCAAGAGTGTTTGCAATCTTACGGTGACGACCTAGAACAGCCTGTTCACCCTTGTAAGCATACTTCTCTTTGAACATCTGCCAACCTTGAGTTGTATACCAATCAGGTAGATAACCTTTAGCTTGCAACTCTTTACGTTCCTTACTGAATTGCTCAAACTTCTGCAACTCTTCTTCTTGCATCTCACCAACATTATCTTCAATCAACATTAAACCAACTCCCTTTTAAATCCAAGCTTAGGTTTCGACCAATTACGTGTGTACTGGAGTTGTGTTGCTGCAAAGAAGTCTGGAATCTTAACTGTAGACAACTGCTGATAGAACCAACCACTAATGACACCTTGCTTTGGGCGTGAGAACATTGGTGGGCGACCAAGACGATTACGTACAACGTCCAACCGATCCTCAAGGAACTCAACACACTCTTGTTCTTTAACAACACGGTTGTTACCAACCTCAAACATCTTACGAATAATCAACAATTCATGGTTGTAAACATCCATTGTAATCTTATCAATCTTTGTATTCAGGATGTTATCACGACGTGTACTGTGATTACCCATTTCCTTACGTTCAGCTTTACATTGCTTAAACAAGTTAGCAGAAGCGATAGAATGGAAGTTCTCATCCTTAGTGCTACCATCAATACCACTAACAAAGTGTGGAATCAGATTGTAACCACGACTGTTAAACCCTTTGAAGTAACCAAAGATAGAAAACAGAATTGCACCTTCCAAAAATGCCAATGCAGCAGTTACTTCCAATGCATCATTACTAGATGCACATTCACTGATGAAAGCCATACGATCAGCAAGGATTGGATCAAGCTTCCACTGAGTGTAAAATTCATCAGTAGCCTTACCCAAAACCTTGTTACCAAGATCGTAGAAAGGTGCATGTGAACCCAGTTCTACGTTAGCAAAACAAGCTGCCATCCGTTGAATCTCAGGTCGAGGAAACAACTTAGCAATCTTACCACCCCACAATTCATCACCACCAATCATCAACTCATATTGAGTTAGGATAGATTGAGCAGTCAGAATACCGTGCAGTTCACCTTCTGTAAGGTTTGTACGGAAGTCTTGTTCATCATCTTCTACACCCAACTCTTCAGCAGGCCAGAACAAAGATTGTTGCTGAATCGCCATTTCAGTTGCCCATGGGTAATGAGCTACATACGAATCAGTTGGAGTTTCAATTTGGGAAAGATATTTCAAACCTTACCCCCTTGAATTTTCAGCAACATTGCATCAATCTGAACCTTAGATGCACCGACGAAGAACCGTTGAACACCACCACGTTCAATTACCACAGTAGGAATACTACGGACGCCGTATTCAGATGCTACTTCCATATCAAGATGGTGATTTACATCATAGTAATGAAACTCTACACCACTAACCCGCAAGATATCTTTAACTGTCTTACAACCCGCACAGTTTTCTGCACCAAATACTTTAACTTTCATCACACAACCTCACTCATATTACACTTAATGTCTACAACCACTGCATACTTGGCTGCCTGTTCCATCATTACTTCATTCAGCGGACTATCTTCATTCAGACATTGACGCATACCTGTTGCCCGAATACTATCATGTGTATTACGAACAATGTCAGATGCGTCCATCATATTGGATGTCCACCACTTATCTGTACGTTCTTTGAATCCAACACGAACACCATACTCAACCTTGTTAGTCATCCGACTACGATACAGACATACCCGGAAGTCATAACCGTAATCTAGATCAGCACCTAGATCATGTAGAATCTTATCAAATGCTTCTTTGTCTTGACCAATCCACGCCTTTTTCCAAAGTGGATGTTGTTCCATATCAAGCTGACCAAGATATTGATCGAACTCCATTGGTTGGTCAAACTTTTCTTTTCTCAATTCAGACATGATTAACCCTTCTTTACGTGATTTGGTACAAGTTGACGGTGTTGAATCCAACTTTTCAGGTTACCAGAACACAACATACCATCACGATCCATATGTGTAATACCTTCTTGCCATGTTTCAGGATCACGACTATTACTATAATCATCACCTTCAGCGTATCGAGTACCAGATTTCTCAATTGGTGTAGCTTGGTGTTCTAGAGGACTTGCATGAACAGGTTGATCAGGTTCTTCACCTTGCAAGTTCAAACGAGCTACAACACCACGAGCTTTCTCAATCGTATCATCCAGCTTACGATAACTAACTTGAGCAGAACACGAAGACGAAATAATCAGAGCATGTTCAAGACTATGACCAAACTTATCAACAGTTACAACAGGATGTACTTCAAGTGTACGACTAGCGATCCATTGACCATCATTGTAATAAGGGACATGCCAATCGCCCGGTTGCAATACAACTGGAACACTTGCTTCAAATGCCGCTTTAATCTTACGAGCCAATGCCGCAATGGTTGGATCAGCCATGAAATGATCACGCAGCCAAATGAAGTTATTCAACTCAGTTGCAGTCATAACAACTTTCATCATCTGGAACGGTTCAATCAACCGGTTGCAAATTTGTTTAGCATAACCTGCATCATGAAACTTCTCAGCCAACAACGCTGCTTGAATAGCACCAATACCCCAAGCTGTTTCAGGATCGTATTCATGTTTGCCAATTTTAACAACACCGTAGTGTTCGCCTTTATCTTGCATACCAGTGTTGGCTGCACCGAAGCGAACAGGCATTGCTGGATTCTCACGTACTTGCTTCAACATGGTTGGAACAGGGATAGCACGGGAGCTACTTGCATTCTTGGAAAGAGCGTTGTGGGTGTTGAATTCTGCGAGGATGATGCGAGGAAACTCTAGTTCAAAGGTGATGATTTCCTTACCTGTTACTGACGACTTACTATGTGCGATTACTGTTGCTTTAGTTTGATCTACCACAAATCTCTCCTTTTATATGACTGGGTTGACCATTATACAAGCATCAACCCAATATTGCAATACCTAAATACTATTTATTCGAAATCTCTTGCTACATCAGCTACTGTTTCAAATGCCTTATATACATTGATTTCATGTTGTGTTGCGAGACGACCACGAACCTCAATAACACCCATCTGAGTCGGCACATAACTAACCCAGTAACCAGCTTTGATATCTGAGTTAGGTACACGGATGATTGCTTTCCAGTTCTCTTCCAAGTCGTTCAGGAACGATACTGGATCGATGTCAACATCAACAACTTGCGTCTTACTACCTTGCACAATCATAGTTCAATCTTTCCGGTCAAAATCAATTCAAGTTCAGCAAGTACACCAAAGGCTTCACTTACTTTGTGATACAGCTTACTTTCATCGTCATAGAACTCACCTTTATTATGTTGTTGACGATGACGACTAGCAGCAGCAGGAAGAGAGTTTCTTGCATCTGGTAGATTCTTCCAATCGTGATCTTTATAACCTTTAGCTTCCTGAGCCCAAGTCATCAACTTTGCAAGCTCCCATAGTGCATTTGGGAAGCCTTTATCTACAAGCTCTACGCGAACCTTACCAACCTTGCGATCTTCCAAGTTAGGACGATACACACCCAACTCAGGTGGTTCGTTACATACAGCACCCAGATGGAAGCTTTGGAATGGTAGAGTCACACCAACTGCATTACACATCAATCGAAGATTCTCAGCACGTTCAACTGGGATAATGGTTTCAGGACATTGTTCACCAATTAGACCAGCGTTCTTTCCTTCAATCAAACCACCTTGGAAGTAACTGTCTGACACCTTCTGAAAATCAGATTCGTTATATTTGACACCATCTATCTCAACTGTAAATTCATCCTTGTTTATATAATCGCGTTGGTATTCGTCATTATCAACAATGGTCAGGATTGTGTCATTATTTAGACCATGTTGTGTCAACCAAACGTCATGAGCTTCTACAACTTTAACTTTATCACCAATATTAAACATATTACATTTCTCCTCGCAAATGTTTAGGAATAAACTGACCAAGATTGGGTTCACGGAAGCAATCCGGCTTCATGATCTTACCATTACTCAGACGCTTCAGGATGTAAGTAGTTGGTTGACCTTCAGCATATGGAGCAAGTTGAACAACAACCTCATCACCAAGCTCATCAGTCAACCGTTGAGCACTCTTAATCATCATATCTAGGTCAGTGCTAAACTTGGAGTTGTTTGAAGCGCATACCTCATCCCAAGCAGCCTCAAGGTCAATACCAAGTGCTTCCAGATATACACCGATTTGATCGTTAACGAAACGAGTATCAAGGTGACCGTCCAGCATTTCTTGAACGTCCGTGTTATCGAAACCATCTTTGATTTCTTTTGCTTCTTCGATAACAAAGTTAGCTTGACGACCAATCTTTGCAATAGTTGCTTGATCAGTTGCACCCGGTGCATTCAACATGACTTCGTTCCAACGACGAACTTCTTCTGTGTACTTCTGATACATATTCTCTCCTTAAAATTATTAGCAGGTGATCTTGATGCTATTAAGATCAAACTGTTTATTTTGAAACGTGGTGTCAGTAATTACTGGTAACTTTATACCCGGACTCTGTGTGATTTGGTAGTTTGGTGTAACTTTATTGAAGACAAGATTCAAATGATCTTGAATAACTTGAACTTGATGTTCATCAAAAGTACTGAAGTTACCCAACTCAATTGCACCTTTCAACCAATACGCGAAATTCTCAGGGGTCATTATTCGTCATCCTTATGATAAAAGTTTGGTGAATCTGTATCGATTGTGTCTACACCGTTCATACAAGCACAGTCAGTGTTGCTATCATTTACCTTTTCAACATACGCTTCAGCTTCAACCATTGTACGGAAGCGTCGATTGGCAGCATACCCATCACCAACATCTTCCACAACTTCATAATAAATCAAACTTTCTCTCCTTTCTGTTTGTTGAAATAACGACGGATTGTATAACCACGACCGATACTCCATAGCGTGCAAAGTAATGTAGTTACTACACCAATTGCGAATTTATCTGTTAACACTTCCAGACACAGCATGGTAATCATAAAACTACCAGCCATGCCAACGAATGTGTTAGTCAGTGTCTCTTTCAAACTCTGACGTTTAGATTGCATTTATACCTCTTAGATGAAATCAAGGTTGTTTGTTGCAACACCAGCAAACTCAATAGTAGAGTTTTCAACATTAATATATCGATGAGTTGTTTCAAGATCATCAATAACAGTCAGACTAAGACCCAGTGGGTATTCATCACCATTGATATCAGTCCAACTACTGTTATCAAACAGAGTAACAGTGCTACCGATTACGATTTGACGACCGTTTGTACCAAGAAATACACTTTTCATATTCACTCCTAATTAAATGTTAGCCAGCAGTTGTTGACGTTTCTCTTTCGTCAATTCGTTTACACGACTACGACGTTGAACACCAGTCTTGATGTTGCGATACCGCTTGTACTTAGCCAAGTTGGTATGTACAAAACCATCTTCAACCCACTCAGACATATCCAGCAACTCATCAACATATACGTCGAAGTTAGGCAACTTACTATCCCACGAAGACAATACGTTGTACAAAGCTTCAGTACCATGGATGTCGTCAATGTTATACGACTTCATTTCATCCCATGCTTTTGGATTGCCTTTCAAGCATTCTGCCCACAGTTCATGACCGGGGAACTCTTTGTGTTTGCTCTTCTTATGTTCTGGACACAACTTATCAGTCATGTATTCCAGCTTATTAGAAGTAAAACCAAATTGCTCTTTAGCAATGATCATTGTGTCAATTTGACGATAGCTACTTGGTTTAGGGAAACCATTGAGAACAAAGCGAGCATTCACTTTCTTTGTGTCAAATCGCTTAACGTTCTGACCAATAACGATGTCAGCTTCGTTCAGCAAAGACCATAGTTTGGAAAGCAGGTATGTATCATCTTCCATTGGGAATATATCTTTCTGATCCCAATAGAATACTTCGTCTTCACCAAGCCACTTGGCAGCAACAGACATAATGTACCAATCTGATTCAATCTGATTCAGACCAACGTTATTATCCCACAGCTTCCAAACATGTGCAAGGATAGGTGCTGTTTCGATATCGTAAATCAGGATACGTGGTCCTTTGGGAATGTATTCACCCTCTAGAACAGTTAGTCCAGAATCTACTTTCTTGAAGAAATCGTTTACAGTGCTCTTACCTACCTCAAGACTCTCAGCAATGCGACGACTACTGAAACCATAACCACGAAGTTCCAATGCTGCTTTATGCCACTCTTTATCAAACTTAATCATTCAGCCTCCAATTCAATTTCAATATCGTCAATTACATCCTTGATAGCCCAATGGGTTGCGATGTTAAAGTCATCATCATCTACAATATCCAGTGAATCTAGTGCGTCTTTCAGATTAGAAATGCAATCAATCAAAGCACTTCGTTTATCAGGCGACATTGTTTGCCTCCTTAATCATCGATTCAATATACCGTTCAAGATCAGAAGCTTCTTGATTACGATTTACAGCATAAACATTCGTGATGTTCTTCAGTTCCTGATTGACACTTTTGATGTCTTCAAGGAAAAGATCAACTACTTCAGATTCAGTGTCGGCAGTAACCAAATGGATGTACGTCTCACTTTCACCGTAAATTGCGTAACTCATCTTTTCTCCTTAGATAATGTATTGGAATACCAACATGGTCTGTACGAATTGTACCACAGTATTAACGTACATGAAAGTATGAATGCTCATTCATTTGAACCTTCAAGAGCGGAAATACGTAGTTCCAATTCGCTAATCTTTGCAAGCAGCAGTTTCAATGTTTCATCATCAATCTGGATAACAACGTTGTTAATTGTCTTAGCCATTATTCATAACTCCCGTCTTCGAATACAACAAGGAGAGGTTTCAAGCTCGCCTTGTACATTTGATCTAAGAAAATATACGCCTCTTCCAGATTATCATACTCAGAATAAGGGTTCTCAGAATAGTTGACATCCCCGTTCTCTTTGTAGATCACTCGACAAATCTGAAACTTCTCAACACCGTCTTTGTGAAGAGAAACAATACGGATGTCATTCAGCATCTACACGCTCCCACTCACCTTCGAACAACGCTGAAATATCACCTGTATCATCCACAACATCAATCGCCATTATATGGTCAACCAGACCAGAGGCTTCATAGACTTTACCGATTGTGAAACCCTGATCACCGGGTTGGTGCTCATCAATTTTGATAACACGTACTTTGAATTTCTCAGTCATTTGTAACTACCTCATATTCACCTTTGAACAAGAATGATGTTTCACCAAGATCATCAATGATCTTCACATCACCATCACGATCCACACCAGCACAAGCATAAAGTTTTCCGACAGTTACAGTTGCATCATTTGGGTAATGCTTGCTGAGTTTTACAAGTTTAACCAACATACTAACTCTCCTTCATGAAGTGATCAACCAGTTGGGCACGTCGCCCTTCTTTCGTCTTGTGCGCATTATACCCATGTTCGGTAAGGAACGCAACCACATTTTTCACACTTTCTTTATTCTTTTCAATGGCTTGCTTAGCTGCCATCGCTTCCTTGATCGACAAACCGTAGCGTTCAGCATGTGTCTTTACCTTATGACACGGTTTACACAGAAGTGCAAGGTCTTCTTTACGAACGAATACAATACCTTCAACAAACTTCTGGATGTCAGTTACAGTCTTCAATGAATGCTCACCGGTCTTGTGGTCAACTTCACAATTACCACCAGCAAAAGTCTTTAGACATTGCTCACATTTGAAACCCCAAACCATTGGATGAGCTTTCATGCTTCGTGGATTGGTGTTTACCATCTTAACACGATTCTCTTTCATGAACTGAAGCTTTACAGGATTCTTTGACCAAAGGTGGCGACGAATGCCACCACGAATGAACGAAAGGAAAGCACTTTCTGTCTTCCAGAACTCAGGATACAGTTCCCACATCTTTACTGGTTCAGTCATCGCCCAATACCAAGGGCTTTCTTACCCACAATGTCTGGTCTGCAAACTTGTGACGATTCTCACGTTGCCAATGACTGTTGTAATGATGGTTATAAGAACTGGCAGCACCAGCTTTACCAGCGTATACATCAGCATTCCATTGTTCACCCGTCTCACTATTGATGATCACATACCCATAAACTTTCTTACTCATTGATCTTTCTCCCATAGTTCAAGTACGTCCATTACTTCTTCAGCAATTTCTTCATAATCGTTTTCAGACACACCCATGTTGGAACCGTAATATGAATAGTTCTCCATATCTATTGTGTACTTCTCCATAACGCGCTCAATTGCACGCCTTACTCCATAATCCTTTTCAGAGATTTGACCCACTGAAGGGTCACTAGAACAAAACCACTTAGCCATTAATAAGCTACTCCCATGCGGTCAAGTGCTGCTTTCACATTCACTCGTTGATCATCTAGTGTACGCTGCATGTGAGCCATATCAAACATCTCTTGGAAAACATACAACCAATCAATTTCAATCTCATCACCACGCCAGCCAGTGACAACTTTCTTTTCAGGATACAGATGTTTGAATGTATGAACCATTGCTTCAAAGCATTCTTTGTCAGTCTTACAGTCAACAAGAGTATTGAAAGCACTAACACTTCCCCACTCAATATCACTGAAGCAGTTTGCTTTATAGTTGTCTACGTCATCCTGACTAATGATCTGATAGTACAAGTGCATACGACCTTCACCACGAACAATCTTTTTGTCATCCTTAAACAAAGTACCAAGCTTGTCACAGTTTACAATACCACGATGTGTACGGTTGATGTCGTAGTAGTTAACTGGTGAACCCCAATAGTCTTTATCCTCACCGATTACAAAGTGATTAGCCTGCTTGTATGCACGGATAACACACATGTCATCAGCTTCACGGTCAGTAATGATTTCAGCTTTGTAACGACGTTCAAGGTAGTTACTAACTTCGTCCAAGTGGAAAGGCTTAACCAAGTTATCACGATTACCTTTGTACTTCAGTAACGTACTCCATTCAACACGTTGACTATCACCTTTACCCATGTACATTTCATAGGTCTTCGCACCAGACTTAACAAGGATTTCATCAACCATTACTTTGGCTGTATGCAGGACGTTCTGGATTGGTTCAGGAGTAGAAATGTCTTCGATATCAAAGTCTTCTGGGAGCCATGGACTCTCACGCTTTATATTCTCTTCTGCAAGGATACCACCAGCTTTCTTCTTGTGATGTCCCCAGAAGGCTGTACGGCTCTTTGCTTCGAATGTCTTACTTGTGTCACCACGAAGAGTTGCACGAATACTTTTCTTCTCACCTACATAAGCTGCTGCATATTTGAATGCATCAAGATCGACGACCGCATGTGTTGGATTACTCATCTCCATATTCCTCTTTTAGTTCAATAATCATTTGTTCATATCGATCAATTTCGAACTGAGGAACTTCTTCGTATTCTTTCTCAGTGTAACGACCATATTTGAGATTAATTTCAGCCTGATGCCAACTTTCCATTTCTTCCCATGTCTTGTACCCATCAATGCATTCAGCCATGTTGAATGCGAACTTGACAATGTTAGATGCGGGAATAATTACAACCCCGTCAACTAAACGAATGTCACTCATAATAAATCTCCACTGAATCTAAACCAATCAAACCTTCAGCACGCAATTCGTCATACTGTTCATCAATACCACATGCCTCCAGATTTTCGTTTGCGTGCTTAATGGCAACTTCCTCAGTTGCAAACACCTTACCCTCAATCCCAATATCCCACTCACACCAAACTGTATACATTTACTTCCTCCTTAACTAACCTGTGTGAACGACAAAACTTCAGCATCATCACCAGTAAGCTTTTTGAATTCCGCTTTCATACGATCAAACTGCTGATATGATTCAGGTGATGTTTCATATCCAACATACCAACCACGACCAGAATAGTAGTTCTCACATTGAACATTCAGTGGGAATCCCATATCTGACAATGATTGAATGTCATCACCATAAATAACTTCTAGTTCAGTTGGTTTCAGTAAACCTTTTGCGATAAGGTATTGCTCAGCGTCATCTTTTGAATCACCAGCATAAATCCCAACATACAACATTGCATCGTAATCAGCCATTTACTTTACTCCAGATAACAAAAAGCCCGCACAATGGCGGGCTAATTAGATTCAAATTGTCTCTACAGAACTGATAACCCGATCAGTCATTGTAGTTGGTAAGTTCTTCATACTTGGAGAAAAGCTCAAGTGCTGCACTCTTTTTCTCTTCATAGTCAGCAGCGGCATATCGAACAGCAGATGCTGCAATCTTTTTAACTTCAGGACCGGGGATACCTTTTGGGTTTTCATCTTTGTGGTATTTAATATCAGACAACAGTTGCTTGATATCAGCCTTAGTTACATTGAGTGCACGGTTAAGAACAATCAGTCGTTCAAACGCTTGCTCTTCATTAAGAGTGAAACGCTCAACTTGTTCTTCTTCACCAAACATATCTTGTTGACTCATTTGTTTCTCCTTATCCAATAATTACATTTGTGATTGTAAGTTTACTACCGATCTTGTGATGGCTATCACGAACAGCTTGTATGAAAGAGTGTGCACTATCATAGTTGCATGAATAACCAAATACTGCACTTTCAAATACAACACCGTCAGTAGAACCTAACTCAAAATGACCCATTACAATACATGTTTTAACTGTCATTTATTCTCTCCAGAATGAATGGGTTGCCTTATGACAACCCGGTATATCAAAATAACTTCTTATACCAAATTAAAATGGCACGTCATCATCGAAGTTATCAAAGTCCAACGGTGGAGTAGGTTCAGCTTGTGGCCGTGCCTGTTGAGGAGTAGCCTGTTGTGGCTTATCAGCACCTTGTGCTTGACCATCACCAACTTTAACTTTACCGATTTCAATCAGTGCTTTCTGTACATCACTACCTTCGAAGTCTTCAGCCTGTTTCATCGTATTGATTACCGACTGACGCAGAGTCTTCAGTACGTCAAGGTCTTGTTCACCTTTGAAGTTAACCATGTACATGAACTTCTCATCCAGTACTGGGATCATCTTCTGCATTGCTTTAGGAACTGGACCATTGAATGCCAACTTCTCATTCAGGTAGTTCTTACCAGCGTGCTCATTCAGGTAGACATGAACGTTAAACATTGCAGCTTCACCAATCAAGTTACCCAACCTTGCTGGTTTGAAGTTACCTTGTGCATCCAGTTGATTGGTTGCTTGTGCCAGTTTGAACAAGATAGTGTTGTTCTTAAAGCCCCAAGTACCATCGTCATTACGCTGTTCACGCAGACTGTATGGCTTACCAACAACCTTACCAACACCTTTCTGACCGAACTCGTTGTTCAGCAAACCACGGAAAGGAAGGTCTTCACCAACTTTGTTCTCATCAAAGAACTGACCACGGTTTACCAAAGTGTCAGGGAAATCAACAGTGAGTGCAACACAACGTTGTGCTTTTACAGGCCAGCGTTTGCACAGAGTTGGTACATTGTTTTGACCATGTGGTACAACTTCGAAGTATTCTTTAGATTCACCACGAGCAGCTTTGGCTTCTACTTCAGCTTTCTCAGCATCAGTACCTTTCCATTCCATTTTGGCATCTTCTTGTGCTTGCAGACCCAAGTCGATAACACCGGAAACAATACCAATCAATGCTTCTGGTTTATCAGCACAACCAACTGCTTCAACAACATGCTTGGACAGAGCGTCGAAGTCGATGTTAGAGGTTTCTGGGTTGGAAGTAGGTGCTGGTGCATTAAATACGAATTTCTTAGCCATGTTTTAAATTTCCTTTTGCGGATTTTCATTTGTGCTGTATGATGGCAGCAGATTTGTTTGTGCATTTCTACACCTTTTCATCAGTGTAGATCGCACATTATACAGAAGTGGAAGGCTGTTGTCAACCACTTTTTGAATCTTTTTACATCAAAGATGAGGCGATGTAGCCAAGCAGAAGAGCAGTCAACATGATAAAGATGTTGTTGCTGATCTTTTTACCATATGTACGTTCAATCAACAGATCAGGCTTGAATACTCTTGGATTGCGAATTTGGAAGTACGTAAGCAACAGATTCAAACCAAATGCATGAGCGTAACCGATTGAGACAACACCAAGTGGAACAACAAACCAACCCCACAAGGATGTCAACAGGATCAATTGCAATACCATGCTGATCAGGGTAAGTGTTACGTTAAAGAAAACCTTCATTACACACTCTCCCATGATTTGACAACTGTTACTTTCTCTACCAACTTGACTTCGTTAAGATTAGCACCGTCATCTTCATAACTGTAATACCAGTCACTGAATGGACTACCACTACGACTTACAGTCATTTCGAAGTACTTACCTGTGCCTTCTTGAAAGTAGATGTTTGTCATGTGTTGCCATTTGTAATCAACATCCCAGTCACCCTCTTCATGAAGAACCAAGTCAAGTTCTTCACTACCTTCTTCACGCCAAAGGTATTTTGTTTGTTCACGTGTCAGTTTCATCGTACGATGCGCTCTACAATGATCTTCTGGGTGATTCGTGGAACAGGGTTAGCGCCAGTGTCACGATAGCTACGTTGTACGATACGTGCAGCCTCACGAGTTGCTACAGCTACACCACCTACTTGATATGCATACTTCTTTTTCATGTTATCTCCTTTTAAACTTGTTGTGTACGGGTTCGAAAGATTTCACCATTTTCAGGATGATCGTCCATAAACTTACGAGCATAGAAAGCTGTGTGGTTGTTGCTCAGCTTAAACACATCGTCAGATACAGTACTGATATTTACTTCCCAACGAATGCGCTCAACAATCAGTGCAGCACTCAGCTTCTTGCGACCAATCTTAATCAGATCATTTGCAAACCGCTTGAACAGGAAGTAAACACCCGGATTCTCAGAATCAAACTTCTGAAACTTTTCAGCCAGTGTTACCGACATTATACTTCTCCCAAAATGATTTTCAACAGTTCAACACGACCTTCTGCTTTAACAGAATCATAACCATAAGACTCACGAACTTCTTCATCTTTGTCGTTCTCAATCTGACGTTCGATGTAGTTAACCATCTCTTCGTAAGTATGATCTTCGATATCCCACTGACCTTCTAGACCATAGCAAGAGCAATGACTACCAGAGTTGTAGAAGAACACATCACGATCAGAGTCATAACCCCAAAGGTAACCATAACCGTTGTAGTCTTCATACGAGTAATACGAATGAAAGATATGAATGTTCTCAGGCATTGGTGTGATGATGAGGTTGTAATCATCATCACGTTCATCATTCTGATACTGATTGAACTCGCTGATTTGATCTTCACGACTCATCAAATCACCAGAGATAATTCGGTTAATCAGGTTTTGACGACTTGGCATTACACTTCTCCCAGTTCAAGTTTTAGAGCATCTACTTCGTCTTGAATCTTTTTAAGCTCAGCTACTTTTTCAGCAAGTTCGTTACGTTTGGCATTATCACCAAAGAACAACGTCTCAACTTCGGATTGGATACTGATATAATTAATTGTACCAAGTTCGGCACGACCAAGCTCATGAAGCATTCCCCGTTGATGATGGGAGTCTACATCGAGTGATTCAGCAAGTTTGTTATACAGACTTGTGTCAAAACCCGGAACATGACCATTTGATCTACCCAGCACCATGTAAGCACGAAGTGCATCAGCAGAACGGATACTCAGGTTAAGATTAATCACTGAGTCTTCTACAAGTTTCATTATACATCTCCCATTGGTAGCAGGTAAACACATTTTACTTCTTTGATATCGAAGGTGTAACACGTGTCAGGCAGGTTACGGTTAATTACTTTGAACTTACCATCCTGCTTACTAAAAGCTTTTACAGGGTTGATATGTTCAGGTTGGTACGATTGACCTTTGACCTGACCTTTCCAGTGGATGATTACTTCCATATCCATCTCTTCAGGTACAGCATGGATGAAGTCATCACCTTTCAGGTTGATAGTTGGGATAAAGGATTTGTTCTTCTTGCTCATTGTTACTCCTTGATTAGATCGAGTTCTTCAGCAGAGAAGAAGTGGTGATCAGTTCCACCGCTTGGGGTAATGAATGTGAAGTTAGCTGTATCTTCGTCATCCAACCAACCTTCTTTTCGTGTAAGAACAGTCAGACGTGGTGCAAGTTGGAAACCATTGGTGTCATTATAAATGACTTTATCGCCAGTTTTCAACTGAATGAATTCAGATTGTTTCATGAGTCAACTCCTTACATAAAGTCATTTGGGTTGTAGAGGACACCAGCACGCTCAACTGTAATAATACCATCGTAATCAATTTTCATAAAATACTGAGTATCTTCATTATCGTCAACGATAGTCATCACATCTCCGAATTTAAATTCATGATCATCAGTGTACCAAAGTTTTCCAATCAATTTAACGGTATCACCAACGTTTACTTCACGACCTTCTGCGATAAAAATACCCATGTCTTTCTCCTTATTCAGTAAGAGCTTTCAAACGATCAATTACACGAGTCAGTCGAGCTTTTGCAGAATCTGCTTGTTCAATGCGTTTTTGAGCAGCTTCAATTGCTTCCTGTTCTTCTTTAACGTTTGCATCGATAGCCGAGATTGCATTGTTCATCTTCTCTTCAGCTTTATTGAAGCTATCCAGTGCATCGTTAACCAGTTGCTCATTGCTGATTTTACGAGCAGAGAACAGGGAAGTCAGAGCAGTCATTGCTGGTTCAGTACGAGTATTCATGTTTTATTCTCCATTTGTTTAATGTGTGCGCATTATACGCTAGTCAGTTTGGTGTGTCAAGCAGCAATTATTTATGACTATCTGTTACAGGTAGTGGTGTTTCACCATTTGCAGAAATTGTCCACAGTGCACCTTTTGCAGATGAAATACCACGACGTTTGTGCTCACTGTTAAAACCTTTTACAACTGTATAAATCTTGCTACGCAAATCTAGTTTACGTGTAGATGAAAGATCACGCAACAAGATTTCACGAACACTTGCTTGTGTCGATTTTGGTTCAACGTTCATACCATGAATAATCTTACTCAGGTAATCATGTGCCAGTGGTGCGTTTGCACGTTTAAACAGGTAGTACAATGCTGTTTGTGCAGCACGTGGAATTACAGCATTCGTGAACTTACCGTGAGCACGCACCCAATCCATTGCATCAGAAAGTGCTTCCTCATTGTCACGATAGAAGTCTTGAATTTCACGGTTTGTCATTGCAGTACTTGTATTACCGTTACCACTACCAGATGTTGCAGCATAGTGACGACCTGCATCATGATGTACAATCATACGAATGGTGGTAGCAAGTGCTTTTGCATCAGCATCACCTACACCAGAGAACATACACAGTACATCACCAGCAGTACGAGATTTACCTGTGTCGATGTATGAAGCAACCGATTTACTCAAACCAAATACTACCAGTGTTTCAATCGACTTGCAAGCTTTAACAATTGCTGTCAGTCGATGTTGACCATCAGCTAATGTACCATCCTCAAAGAAACGGATTGCTTCACCTGTCAGACCAAAGTTACCATCTGTAATGTCTTTAACATATTGACGAATACGTGCATGACTCAGTGGTCGGTTTGAAGTGTTTTTCTCGATCCACTCTAGTGCTTTTTGTGGGGTTACAGTCATTACCATTGCTTGCAAAGCCATTTACATTTTCTCCTGAATAAATTATGCAGCGATTGCAGATGTATTTACAAATTCTTTCGTGTTACCAGCACCACCACGAGGAGGTGTACCTTTAGGTGGGGTTGGATCAACACCTTTATGTTCAAGGTGTTTGTTCTTTGCACGTTGTTCAGCATTGTAACGATGAATCAGACCGGCGAACTCACCGCGCTCAAGTGGTGACATAGGGAATGTCAGATGGACTGTACCATCAGGTTGACCCATTGCTGTGAATTGACGAACAGCAAGGTGTCGTCTTTGGATTTGCAACAGCACATCCATTTCACTTAAGCCTGTGAAAGTGACCATGTTACCATTTATTGTTGCTTTCATTTCAAATACTCTTGTTGATTTTCTTAAGTTTTTTGATTACTTCTTTACCTTCACTACTGGAAAGGTCAATTCGAAGTGACTTGAAAAGAGTTTCAATCAGTTTAATTGTGAAGTCAACATCTTCTTGAGCAAGGTCAATTGCTTTAACCAAATCAATTGCATCAGTCTCATCTTCAATGCTACAAAGAATAGAACTGAATTCTACTGTCGCATTCATTGAAAGCTTTCTATCTAACAGATTAGCAAGTTGACTCATTTCATATCTCCAGTTGTCTTGTTGATGGCGACCATTCTACTTGATCCTGATCGCCTGTCAACAACTATTTTACAATTTCTCGACAATCCATGCAGATGAATAGATCATTTCTATTACAATTATTCAGATAATTACATTTGAATAATTCACCATGACCAAACAATTTGCAAATGATTTTCATTTATTAATCCTCATCGGAGTTACCTTCGTCATCTAGGTCCACATCACCAAGGATTGCAGCTACGAGCTTCTTGGCTTCCTTTACATAGTAATCATAATTGATTCCCCAGCTAAAGTCACCCATATCATTGCAAGGAGTCACATTCCATTCCTTATCAATCGATAGACGACGATCACCTTCAAGCTCTTTACCTTCTAATGCAGGCATAAGCTTAATCAGCTTACCACCATGAACAGATGGATAATACCGGCAGATATTCTGCAATGGTTTCTCTTCACCTGTTTCCTCATTGAACAACACCAGCTTAGAGCTTCGTGGAACCTTTGTACGCAACATAAAGTCGTAAGGGTCATCATGCCTACGGATCAAGTCTTCAGCGTCTCCAAGACCCAATAGCTCGTGCACAGCAGCCATCTTAACGACCAATGCACTCTGGTTTTTATGCCAGTCCAAGTCTTTAAACTCGTATGCACCTTTACGCTTAACGTCACCACCTTTGTAAACGGCGATGTAGTTGTTCACGTTCGCAGCCATCATCTTGTCATACAAGAAACCTTCCATCTCAAGACCAGTAAGAGCTTCCCATTCCTTAACCAGCTTGTCAATCAATTTCTTGGTCTTAGGATCATCATTCGCTACGAATTCAAAACCGTCTGTGTTGCACATGATAATCTCTGCATCAACCTGTTTCAACAGTTTTTCAATCAACATGCACAAAGACAACTGACCATTGATCGTAATCGACATCATAAACTTAGGATCGTACATAGGACTGAATTCGTCACCAGACGCACCATAAGTACCGTTCAATGCCAGCTTCAAAGCTTTGTTGGTTGCCGACTTCTTATCATAGCTACGGCGTTCAACATACAGATTCTGATATACCTGACAGAACAATTCATCAAGGTGTTCAGGATAAATCTTGTTCTGGATACTCAAGTTCGGGTAATACGATGCAACGTCGAGCGTGTAAATACGCTTACCATTACCGCTGACTGTTACACCTTTCTTGCATCCATGAATACCACCAGTACCAAAGTCATACTGGAATCCATCAATAACAACGTTGAGTGGACTACTGTTTGTGCCTTTCTTTTCATCAACACCTTTTGCACCAGCAGTTACCCGCCAGCAGAACCAATAGCTTGCAGCACCCTTTGGACTCTTCAATTCAACAGCTTCAACCCAACCGAGTGGATGTTCAGCCATCATTTCAAGTACGTGTGCTTCAGTTGGAACGTATCGTTTGTTCTTTGCACCTTGTTCCGGGCAATTGAACTTCTTCATCTTGACTTTCATGTTCGCATACTTTGCAACATCACCCAACTGATGCTCTTCCAAATCGGAGAACACACCATTGGTTTCAGTAATAGTTTGCTCACTAAACCATTTACGGATTGCTTCAAACTCTGGACGTTCAAATTTCACATACGGCAGAATACATTCACCGAGGTTAATGAACTCACGTTTGGTTTGCTGCATCTTACGGACCATTCGTGGTCCTTTCTTTTCAATCTTGAAACAGATACCCGGCTTTGCAGCCTCAAGACGGTTAACAAACAACTCCTTACCAATCTTGGTGTCATTGTAGTTAGTGCAGTCAAAACCGAACTGGACTGTCAACTCAGAACGCATCTTAATTGCATCCATCGAGTGATGGTAGAACTTCAATGTTTCCATTACGTCATGATGGTTATACGAAATCAAAACGTCTTTTTGTTGATCGTTCAGACGCATACCTACCGGGAACGGCAAGTCTTCAATGTTCTTAGAGCGCATGTTGAACTCAAGTACTTTCAAGCTTGTCATGCGAGCTTTGTTGTCAAAGTGATGAATCTTGAATAGATCAACTTGTGGGATCAATGTTTCATCAGAACGGATTGCAGAGCCAAACTTGTTGAACTTGGCAGCTTCAAACATCTTGCATACTTTGCTATAAATTTCAGCAGCAGAGATTACAAGTTCTTTCTTCTCCTTGTTCGCTTGTTTGCTCTTCTCCAGAATGTAATGCAACACAGGATAGTCAAACCCTACGTTGTTGAAACCAACTAGTCGGTGACCAGCAGTCTTTACTTTACGAAGAAAGTCAAGCATCTCATTGATGTCATTACGACGATCACTAATTTCGAATACACGACGACCTTTACCATTAGCAAAGATAGTTGCAAACGTAAAGATGTTAGGGTAAGTCTCTAGGTCATAAATCCAATCATCAAATATTTTTTCAAACTTCATTTCTTCAGCCACTTAATTCTCCTATAAAGCAAAAGGGACCGAAGTCCCTTATAATTTAAAACCCCGGATCAGAATCTTGCTGATTATGAGGCATGCTCGCTTGTTTTGCAAGCCAATTGTTGTAGTTCATAACGTTACGGGTTTCGACATCATAAATCAATTGCATGATTTCACCAGTCTCACCACCACGACACTTCGGCATGTCAACATGTGTCAGGTTCTTCAGGATTGGGTCAGGGTTCATCTTGTCACGACTGATCACGATGTTGTATGCAGCCGACTGTACAAATGTCGAACTACCAAACGCATCATACTCAGTTGCTTTACGCCACGAACCATCAGAGTTAACTGGTTTACGTGTGTGCAAGATGTTCACAATTGTAACACCTGTCTTAACAATCTGTTTCTGCCAACGCATATGATCTTCTTGCATGTCACCATTGCAACCACGAAGAATGTCAGTCAGTACGTCAATTACAATGATCTTGCAACCATACTGGTGAATCAACTTCTCAACTTGTCGCTCCAGCAACTTAAGATCACCATCACGCTCATCAAGAATCGAATAACGTGGTTGACCGGAATCATCAACAAGTAAGTTGTCATACAGAGCTTGAACTTCAGGACGTTCCAGATACTCAAGAATATCCGCACCTTCACCAATCCACGCCAAGTTCTTCTCAAGGTGAATAGACAACAAGTCAAGTGTGTATTGACCTTCAGTCATCTCAAGAGAAACAACCCCAACTTTCTGTGGTGCGTTAAACATCCAGAAGTAGTTGAGTCCGTTAATGTGAGTAGACTTACCAACCGATGTATCACCAATGATATTGACGATAGAACCTTGTCGAATACCACCTTTCATTGCATCTTGTACATCTTTCCATTCTGGTGGAAGTGGAATACGTGGACGCATAAGTTCTTCACGAACCGAGTCCATCGAACCTGTACTTTCCTTGATACCAGATGCAATCAGTGGTTTAGCATTGTAGAAGTCACGGACAAATACACTAGCCTTACCGTCTTCCAACATCTTGTTTGCATCTTTACCAGTCCAGACAGCGACCTTAACTTTCTCTTTTGGTAATACTGCCGCAATTGCTTCTGCTGCACGCTTACCAGCCTCATCATTATCCATACCAATAATGATTTGGTCATACATGTCGAAGAACGAATACTGTGCTGCAATTTGCTTAACTGCACTATTCTCACCACAAGTTGGGGATACTACGTGAACAGGAGCAATGTTACCACCAGCCTTAATCCGATTCTCTTCGAACATCTGGTATGCTGCAACTTTATCTTCTTCACCACCAACAATCAAGATGTACTTGTTGTAACCAGAATACTTAACCTGACCACTTAGTTGGTTCTTACCACCAGTGTTACCGACATTACCATATCGGAAGTCTTTAGGATGGTTACGGCATTTATAACCAGCAAGCTTACCCTTGGTATTTGTTTCAGGATAGTGACGACTGATTACATTACCTTGATCATCCTTCTTAGTCAGGTGACCGAAGAACTTCAGATATTCATCTTTAATCCCACGATAACCAAGACCAGCATAGCCACTTACTTTCTTACCATTGATTTCACGATGAGCACTTTGGATGAAAGCCTTTACTTCTTCGTCCGTCATTGCCGGAAGGCAATCATTCATCATTACAGCTACATCCGTCACTTTCTTTCTCTCCTCTTGATACTTCTCGTATGTCATACCTAGAATTTGCATTGTCAAGTCACGACCTTTTGCAAATTCTGTTTCTTCGTCCATCTCTTCGGCATACATTACGAAATCAATCGGTGTACTCTTTGCACCACAACCGTAGCAGTAGAACGAATGCTGATGATGATAGATGTTGAATGACGCGGTATTCTCACTGTGAAACGGACAACAAATCTTTTCACTCCCATCATAGTCAGGCATGTAATGCTTAATTACTTTTTCAATCAAACTCAAACAATCTCTCCTTACAGTTGTGCTACGAAAATAACTTGATCACGAGTAATACCTTCTGGAAGTTTAGACATATCGAATTCACATTCTTCAAGGTCTTCATCATTCATTTCATATGGTGAGTCACCCATTGCCCATTGAGCAATCAACTGTTGATCACGATGAAGTTCCATGAATGCAATACCGTCAGTATTAAAGATTGTATCACAACGACCTTCTGCCCAAACGATTACCAAGTCATTTGGTTCGATGATGAACATTTGATTGATTGAGCCGTCGTATTCGAGGAATACAATTGCTTTGATTTCAGGATTTATAATGTGTTGCTCCAGTTTATAATCCTTAATGATTTGATCTGGTGTCATTTCATATAGATCAACAAACCATTTAAGGTCTTCTGCATCAGTTGTTTTAGTCAACCACTTACCATGAATTTTCATTGTACAATCTCCAATTCAGATGCAGTCATCCACTGATCGTAAGGGGAAACATCAGAGTTAATTAGGATACTACCATCCTCATCATCAATCACCATAATATGACCAATGTCACTAATATGAAAACCGTGACGGTAACCATTTTTATCATGACCTGTTACACGTACCTTATCTCCAACTTTCATACTTATCTCCTAGTATTTATCACAATTGAATTCATAACCATCTTTGCACATCTCTTCCTTGAAGCCAGCAACAAGTTCAAGAAGGTCATATGTTTTACGATCACCGTAAAAAGCCATACCACGCATTGAAAGATAATCATCACGCATCCAGACGACACCCTTGTTACCGGCAGTGTCGTCAAGACTATCAATATCTTTCATCATTTGCTTGTCAATCTTGTTTAGATCAAATTTCATTAACTGTCTGCCTTGATAATCTCATTAACTGCATTTGTCAGAACACGATAGAAGTCTTCAGTTTTATCCCAAGACCATACATTTGTGTAACCACGACATTCGATTGTACAGCGACTGAAGTCAACCTGCAAACGATATTTGAACATCATTTGTAGTGCCCAATTTTGATCACTCACCACATTTCTCCTTGAATGCTTGCAGGAAGTCAGCTAGACGACCACGAAGTTGATCAGTGGTTGCATAGTTTAATACCAATTGCTTAAGCGCGTTTACTTCTTCACGGAATTCATGATCTTTCATTGGTTCTTTAGCTTTGCTTTGATTCCATGCCTCGATTGATTCCTCTTCTGAATTACAAGCAGAACCTTCAGAACCACAGTCATCACACTTTACATAATAACATTGCCAACCATAAAGAATATCTACATCTTTTGATTTGCAGAATGGGCATTTTGAAATAGTCATACGATTAACATCTCATCAAGACGCCCACGTGAGTTTAGGTTAAGGGTTTCACTGCGACCGAAGCAAAATACACCATCTTGTTTTGTTGTGACGAATCCAGCAGCGATAACATCACGGTCAATTCGTTCCCAATTACCATGCGCCTGATTTTTCAATCGACTTACAGCGTTAGCGAAAACGTCATGATCCACAGACTTTGGAAACATGAATAGTTCTTCTACACCGTTTTCATCTTTCGTGACTACGTATTTCATTTACCAAGCTCCTTTTCCAATTCTTTTATGCGTGCTTCAAGGGATAGAATCTTGTACCGCTTCTCGATATTACGTTTCACCGCTTCAGCATGTTCAGGTGATGTGTAAAGGTGTATGTTGTCATCGATCCACTCCAATTCCCACTTCATTTACGCATCCTCTTGATAGCTGCACACCACACCTTGAAGCACTCTGCTGCGTGATCTGAGATGTACTGACCGTCATGCTTTGTCAGGTTGCGACTAGCACGACCATACGCCCCAGAACGGATCACGTACTCTCCTACGTACCATTCCTCAAACGCTTCGATGATTTCTTCAGTGTTCATGCTGTGATTCCAGTGTTTGGTTTCAGGTACTATACACCTACCAGATTAAAATGCAATACTTTTCTGCTTGGATTCAGCGAACGACTGCTCACAGATGATTTTGAAACGGTTTGCGAATGTCTTCATGACAATAGGTTTCACTCGGTCTGGAACAATTTCCTTGTCATAAGCAAGTTCAACCATGATCTGACCGGATTCAGTGTAGATCACAGATTCAACAACAGCCTTTTCAGTACCATATTGACGCAATTTCATAATGTTGTAAGCCTTTTCATATTCCATATTGCAGAAGCTATTCTCAACAGCTTGAGCATTGACCATAGACAATCCGAAAATAGCAAATGCAGCACCTATTACAAACTTTTTCACCTTTGATTCTCCTCTCATTGATTGAGCGTCCATTCTACACCGAGTGTTCATGTCTGTCAACACCTTTTCACAGGCATTAAAAAGCCCCGCTCTATGGCGGGGCTCTCTATTACTGACTTACTTGGATGTAACCGCGACCGCGTTTACGACTCTTCGGTGCAGCTACTTTGAAAGCTTTGTGACCGGCAGTCTGGGTGGTGCCTTGTGGGTTTGCTTGCTCGTAAAATACTTTGGACATCTTTTTACTCCTTATAATATTTCATTTGATGTTTAATAATTTGTTCTTCAAGCTTACGATCAATATCATCCATCGCAGCATTACGCTCAGTATCATACTGCTCAGGTGACTTTGGTTTTGGAACTAGATCAGAAACTGGTTTATCGACTGTTCTGAACTCAGCGTTCGGGAGTGTTTTCACAGTTCCCTTCGGCATGTAACTAGGTTGGATTTGAAAATACACAACCAACATAAGAACAGTAAGTCCAGCAAAAATCACTTTACCAACTTTCGATGGTACAGCATATCGGATAACCAATCCCATCAGAATAACAATGAAGAAAGGTAGTGAGTTAATCAGGAAAACCATTACAACTCCTTGACTGTGAAAAATGTTTCCCAACTCAAACCATTACGGTCTGGTTCAAGTGTGAAGCAACCAACATCTTCTTTATTTGTATACAAGTGAAAGTCACTAACACTTTTTACAACAAACGCCTCACCAGCATCCATATCGTCAGTGTTATTCTTTGCAATTAGAACAGTTCCAACTTTCATTTTATCTCCTTAATTAAGGGCTACCGCATATAGTCAGTAGCCCAAAGTCAATTACTTGCTACCACGCATGTCCATAATCATTTGAGGAATACCGCTAGCATTACCCATGATAGTTTGTGGCATACCACCATCCCACTTCTCAGCCAGAATCTTTTGAATCTCAAGCTCTTTGATTCGCAGAGAGCGTGTATCTACAGCATTAGCCAATACCATCTGTGCTTGTGCTTCAGTCTCAGCTTTCTCTTTGTCGATTGCACGCTGCATCTTAGCTTCTTGCAGTTCACGAGACAGTTGAACTTTGCTTACCTCAAGTTGTGCTTCTTCTTGTGCAATCATCTCACGACGCTTAGCACTATTCTCTTGAGCCTGAGTGATGATTTCAGGGTACTTAATATTCGTCAAACCAGCATAACGAACAGTAAATGGAGTGCGCTCATTCATAACCTTGGAAAGAAGAACCTGAATGTCAGCGTTGATCTTCTCACCACTCGAAGAGATTTCCGAAATGGTGTACTGAGTCAGATATGCACGAACTTCAGCTTGCAGAACCTGTTGACCATAAGTACTAAATACTGCCTGACCATTGATTACCGAATAGTAATCGTTAACCGGTGCTTGTGGTAGTTTGTTGAACAGAGCCTCAGCCTTTTGTGGATCAACCGACAGAGTAGCACGCAGATCAACATCAACAACCAGCTTGTCGGATGGGATGAAAATCTTCATCGGTTCAACATAGCTCTTGTCAGTTGTATCCAGTACAACCAGACGATCACAGTAATTCAAGCAAGCAGGAAGACGCAGTTTCGAAGTTGGAATCATGCCTTCCTGATAACCATCTTTGGTCATGATCTTACCAACAAAACCCGGTGGAACTTCAACTCGTTCACCACAGCCAACCATCAGGGTTGCAGCAAGAGCCAGTGCAGATGCTTTCAAAATGTTAGTCAGTTTCATTTGTTTCTCCTTGGTTTAAAATAAGAGTGACGCAGGAGGGAGTCGAACCCTCAAGGCAATTAAGCCAGCGGTATGGGCACTAACGTTAAGTGCTTGCTCCCCAATGTTTACCAATTCCATCACCGCGTCTTGTGGTGCCCATTATACAGAGGTTGGTCACCGTGGTCAAGCATTATTTTCAACTATTTTTACTGTGGGCAAATTCCACGAGTTCCAACCAGTTCACTTGTGTAGCGCCTGCTTTCAGGATACACATATGTAACCTCAGTTACAACCCATTTACTACCGATCACAACACGACTAGCACGAGTTCTGTTGCAACTGAGACGATTGTCAGAGTAAACCTGACCACTTGCATCATCTCGCAGAGTAACCTTGCTGTTCGACTTGCTGGTGAGTTTGACACTCTCAACTGTCATTGTCAACTGCTTTTCACTAAACACTTCACGCTGCTCACAACCAGATAAAGCAAGTGATGTCAGCAATACTACCAGAAACTTTTTCAACTTGCAATCTCCAAACGTTTCATACGAGCAAGTTTTTCAAGATCATGCTCACGTTGCGCATTACGTTCCTGTTGACGACGAAGCTCAAGCTCTGTAACAGAGTAGTAACCAGTGTAATCGAACGGCATTACATATCCCCTTGGTGTGATTGTCATTCTACGCAGCCTGACTCTTCATGTTAAGCAATTCTTTTTCCAATTTCGAAACTCGTTCAATCAAAGCTTGTAGAATCGTTTGGTCATTATATTGTGTCTGCACTTCGAAATCTTCAAAGTCATCATCTGGTTCATATGAGTAATTACGATATGGGTTACCAGTAGAAACAAGAAGCTTATCTTCTGTGAAGTAATGAGTCATAGAAGGTTCGCCACGCCACGAACTGAAACGAACCTTAATGTATTGACCTTCGATACCTACAACTTCACCGAATTGACCAGACCATTCTTGACACTTTACAATCTTTACATCATCACCAATTTCAAGCTTACGATATGCCACTTTTGTTTCTCCTCATTACGAAAGTTCGTTGATCACAATTACCATTTCACTAATCATATATTGTGATTGCCACACTGTCAAGATACCTAGAACCAATGACAGGATTTTTGAGTAGATTACACCACGAGCGATCAAACCACAACCTACAATCATCGAAACACTGAATAGTACAAGAAGCACATGACAAAATATCAAGCTGAACATGAACATCACCTTTATGTTTAAATTAGATACAGAGTGTACCAGAACTTCTTAGATAGTCAACTGCTTTTTGCATATCACCAGAACAATGCTTTAATGCCTTGTGGCAAGACATCATACCCTCACCTGTCAATGAACGCAACTCTTTAACCATATCAGCAGTAATTTCAACTGGTTTAAACAAATCTTCTAGCAAAGCAATTTGATACTCAAGATTTTGCGTTGCTTCACTGACGCCACCATGACTCTCCAAAGCTACAGCACTCAATGCTTGAATCGTTTGGAACATTTGTCTTAACACATTACTCATTTTCTTGATGCCTCAGTTTCTTCATATATTTCTCAGTGCTAATCTTGATAGCTACACATTCATCAAGTGCTGCTTTCAGCTTATCACCATAGTAGTCTTCGTACCATATTGACTTATTCTTGTTGTTTTCGTCAATCTCTTTCTTGATTGATTTACATCTTTCTTTCAACCACTTCACTTGTACTTTTAATACATCACTTGCTTTCATAAAGCTTCTCCTAATATGCTCATTGAGATAGTACAGATAGACTTCCCCTAAAGGGTTTCACAAACGGAAACCAAGGAGTTATCTTCATGCTCACCGATTCTAGCACCCCGATTCATCAGGCATGTACACAAGGTACACGAGATAGGATAAGGTGTCAACCCCTTTCTCCCGTGGTGCACAAATGTCATTGACGACACCCGCAACGCTGCACCAGCTCCCGTTAGGGATCACTTCCACGTTATGTTGGCCTGCTTTCTTCTTGCCTTTAACACTGAGTCGGTGAGTGGTTATGACATTTCTCTCTCAGTGCGAGACGTTC